ATTGAGAACCTTAGCAGCTCGGCACATCTCTGCTCCTCTCACCCTGAGTGGGCGCGTGCATCAATTACACCATCAGGTTCTCAAACTTACGGGGCGTCACGGCCTACTGAAGTGCCCAACACATTCCAGCAACCCACGGGGTTCAGAGTGTCACCGTTGAACAAGCATTGAACACTACGCGGCGTCATCATATGGGCACTTCAGTAGGCCGTGACGGCCTCCACCAGCTCATTGTACGTTGAGCAACGTTATTGACCTAAATAGTGATAGGCGGGAGGACTTCTCCAACCGGTTGAGTCGTAGCAGTTGCTGCAGGCTCAGTAACGACGCGCTCAGCTTCTGCTTCGATGTTCTCCGCGTACTGCTCAGCCGCTTCCTGCTTCTGTTGCATGATGTCGAGGTACAACGAGCCGAACTCGGCGCGATCCTCAGCGTTCATGTATTTGAAGTTCTGGAACGACATCACGTACGGTCCACCATTCTTGCTAGCCGCGATCATATCGAAGCTAACGTCGAAGATGTTGGGAAATGCTTCCGGCTTCTGTTGCTCCGTGACACCCTCAGGAAGTGTAAACCCAGGCGTCGGTCGGAACTCCTGATAAACCGGTCCATTCTCACCGTCCTGCAGATTGATCAGTGTGTAACCGCGCTTCTTGTTCTCGGCCTTCACGTTTGCCATTAAGCTGGACAGGATACCTGCCATCTTGGTCTCCATCGCGTCTTTGAAGGGCTTGTAGCTGGTTCCCTTAACGTTGATGAAATACGGCTTCTGCGTGGTACGCGTGGCGATGTGTAAGTGCCAGAACGCACCACAAGGCGGCAGATCCTTGGCGTCTTTCGTCTTGCGCCACGTGATCCAGTTCAGGTCTCCCTTAGGGCACGTCTTGCAGAACATTGCCGGAGGATTCTGCGCACGTCCGTGCGGCGTAATGCCGTCAATGGAGAAGCACTGTTTATTGGAAGCCTTAAAGTCCGCGCCTTCGAACCACTCACGCTGCTCCTGAGGCACACCCATGAGCACCACGCGAATCACTGAGCCGAAATGCTCGTTAGTGCTGATATCTCGGAACTCACCAAATTTAACGTTCTCTTGGCGGCTGGTTTTCTGAACCAGTTCCATGTACGCGGTCTTGGGGCGAAAGATAGGCGTTCCCAGGCCCACACCACCGCGCTGCAAAGCCGCGCTAGTTGGTCTTGCTACTACGATTGCTTCACTCATCTGATTTTGTAGCGTCGGAAACCCAACATTTATGTTGGGAGGAGACGCGTTCTCCATGTATTAAAACTCCGAAATTTGCAATCTTCGGGCTTGTAACTTTGTCCTAATCTCTTACCTGTAGCAACATCGTGTAGGCTGATTTTTCCTGCCATTGTTCCACCAACGTATGCGAGTCCCTTTTTGACGTGCTCAACCAAAGAACCACGAGTAAAACCCTCACTGCGAGTGCCTCCGTAAGGTTTGCGAACGTTGCCTTCTGTTGGATTCTGCACATGCAGTTGCCTACGATGGAATCTGAGAGGAGTAACGCACAACATGCGTGTGTACTCAGGCTTGGTGTGCCCACCAACAAACCAGTTGGCGAGCGTCCATGAGTCCACGCAGTGTGCCTCGAACACTTCTGACATCTTGCTCTTAGACTTCTTTAGTCCGTGAGCGTTGCGCATCTCAAATGTTTCCCAACCTTCCTTGGTTTCTACCCTTCCAAGTTTGGAGAGTTGCTTATAAAACCACTGCTTACCAACTTCCAACGGTGAGAACATCTTGTTCCACTTCTTACATCCTTTGCGAGTTTCTGCGCTAATATCTTCCACCACAAATGTGGTAATGGGGTACATCTTCTGAAGCCAGTTTGCGATACGCAACTTCCAACCCCAACGTGCGCGTGTAGAAGGTGGAAGTCGGAATCCAACTCCACGGTTCCAACGGCATTTGCGGTATGGAGTCTTCCTGTTGCGCCTTGAACGGCGAAGGTTGCGACGGGTCTCCACTGCATCCTTGACCCACGTTACTGCGTCGGCTTGGATGTTGAGAAAGGTATGCGCTTCTGACTTTGCTGTGTAGCCTTCCTTTTTCGAGCCGGGGTCTATGCCCAACGCGATGGTCTGAGTCTCTCTGGCGGAAGGTTCTACGTTTAGACGAACGCAGAAGATCCCCCTCTTCCAGAATGGTGTAGCCTTCTTTGAGCGAATCCAACTTGCTGCACGATTCGCTGTTGTCGGCATTAGAGGTTTTTGGTTTGCATCTACTACGGGTACGAATAACATGGGCGGTAAGCCCTCCTGTAGACTTCTCTTCGACAGTTGCCGACACAGAGGAGCGGGACTAGAGAAGCATCCTGCGCCATGCTGTGGACTACCATGTCCAATCGGCTAACTCTGCGCCTATACAAGCGCGACTTGTCTAGTACAACCTTTTAACTTGTTCGGCAAACTTGGTATGATTGCTTTTACAAGCCCAGACTTTTAGTCTGGGTAGTTGACTCAGTTTCTCCTTGAGGTTCTATATCACGTTTGTCAATTGCGGTAGGTAACGAGGTGCAGACGCGATTGCCATCGAGCTCCGCTACGATGTACACCAGCTGGTCGTTGTTGTTGCGAAGAAAGTACCCATCAGAGCCTTGATCCAGCTCTAATAGCACAGCGATAATCTCTTCTACTCTCATAGCTGCAGGGTCTCCCATAGGGGGTTTCGGTTGGACTAAATTGATGCTCCCAGACTGAAGTCTGGGCTTGCGTTCGCTAATTTCGGTCAATCATTCGGTCTCCACGGCAAAGGGTTTATATTCTACTTTCTCCTCCACACTCCCCATTGAGCTTTCAACGCTGACCAATTTGACGCTCGGTGCGCTTTCATTATCACGAACATTGCTAGGTTCCGGCGCAGCCACGGGAAGGTCAGCAGGGCCAGAACTGACAGTCGGAGCCACCAGGGCAGCTTGATATTCTGTCGGTTGTACTCCATTCTTACCAGCATCTCTAGCTCGCTTTGCATCGGCCTTGATCCTTTCTTTCTCGGCTGTACGTTCTAGCTTGAGCTGAGCTTTCTCTTGAGCTCGGCGTACTTTAGCTGCTGCTTTGTCTAATTCTTTTTGCACAGCTTTCATTTGTTTCTTAGCCTCGCGTACACCCTTCTTACGTGTGCTGATTGTAGTTTCAATCTTGTCGATTAGACGCACAAGTTTAAGGCACGTCAGGAAGCCTTCAAACGCTTGCGGGAACTCTGCAGCGGGTATGCGCCAGGGCTCAAACTTTCCAGCTTCCTCTTCGTTCTTTCCAAGTCGCAGCACAAAGCAATTTTGAAATACAGTGCCGTACTCTTCGCGCAGCGCGTGCTCGTACGCTCCGGCTACCTGCAGAATGTAATCCAAACGTAGAGCGTTGCTGCTCTTCCAGTCAACGACACTGATGGAATCCTTGAACTCTTCAGAACAGCAAGAGTGATCATCGCAGGAGTCAACCAGAGCTTCTCCGTCGCATGTTCCAGCGTATTCGAATTCTCGGGAGTAAATCTTAAGCTCAGTAGATTTCCAGCGTACGTTATGTGCCATCATCCAGGAGAAACCTGCGGCAGCACACGACATCGCCTTGGGATCTTCAGGTATATTGCGAAGCTCCTGAACGATACCGTTAGTGTTCTCTATGGCGTACTGAATGGAATCTTCCAGACATTTATGAGCGAGACTGCCGATGTCTCCGGCTTCATTCAGCTTTTCTTTGTGTGCTCCTTTAGCCTCCAGCGCGATCTTGGTGAACTCCACCAGGGACATTGGAGCCAGCATGTCGCCCACCAGCGGTATTGTGCGCAGAAGCTTTTCAAACATCATCTTCGCAGCCCACGGGGTGAGAGCTGCAGATCTGTCGATAGCCTTCTTGAGTACCGTGGTAGCGCCGTCTCGCTCAAGCAGTTCGCCCAGCTCACCTACTAGATAGTAAATGTGCTCTTCGACATTAAAGCGGAGTTCTATGGTGCCGTTGTAAAAGAAATACGACTGCATTTCTACTGTGAATTTGTTGAGGAATGAGCCAAGTGCATTTGTTGTGACGGGGAGGGCTGCAGGGAGCTCATTTGGAGAGCCCCCACCAAATTTACTCATGAAACTATTCGCTGCGTTCAAGGCTACTCTTCCCACTCAAGCTTGACGCAGTCAATACGTTCTCTTGAAAATGCATCCGCTTTACGATCAGCTTCATCCTTTGTAGGGTAAATGGTCTTCCCAGTCGTGGCGGGGTTTCCACTTGAAAAGTTAGGTCTGAAAGTTGTGTCGTCTACAATGTCAAAACGGTAGATGTTAATCCATCCTGACTTTTTCACTGTACCCATGAACAGGTCCAACTCCCGGAACAGGTCCAACTCCCGGATACTCCTCTCTAAGAACTGGCCTTCTTTTGTGGAGGTATAAAGTGCACCTTCGACAACGGCTAGTAAAGTGTATGGTCCATTGTTGATTTCAGGGACGTACATTAGCCTGCTGACTTTCTTTCCACCCCTAGTCACCACAGCGGCTCCCGCTAATGCTGCTTGCAAATTGAAAGGCTTCATTGGTTCCTCCACTGGTTAATCCAGTATAAATTATCCGCTGCACCTTGCGCATCCAGCGCAGCTTTGTCAGCCACTAGCTGTGGGTCGAAGTTCGCTGATACACTGTACCGCTGTGTGCTCAGGAACGGTTTATCTTCCAGGTCATATGGTGAGTGGGGCATGTGCTCCAGTGTGGCCTGTGTAACTGCGTCTCTATAGGGATACATTACTGTGCCCCCAACTGCTTCTGCAACACATCGAAAACTTGGTCAGTGTACAGGAGAGCGTACTCTTCGTTGCGTGGACGCCAGTGAATGAATGCGCCTTCTTCAGTATGTTTCTTAGCGTCTTCCAGGCTCAGTTTAATTGCGTCCTCGGGAGCCTTGAAGTCGTCGTAGGTAGGTCCCTGGTGCTCAGCTGTAGTTGTGCGGCGAATGATTCCGTCCGTACAGACGACTTCACCCGGGAGAAGTTCAGGTGAGACGCCGTCTCCCAACACACGGGACAGAGCTGCTTGACGCCTAGCTTCAGCCGTCGCTTGCGCTTCAGATGCTTCAGGGATGTAGCTGTAGATAGGTGAGCCATAGAAGGAACCTACCTGCGTACCAATTGCGCTTTCGTTGACATTTAAAGCATCCATTATTCGTCTTCTCCTTTGAGTTTGCGTTTCGAAACTTCACGTTTGCGCATGTCTTCAACCTCATGTTTACCACCTGTCAGCGGTGCAGCGAATTGCGAAGCCAGCCAGCCTTTGCACCAATCTCCCAAATCGTTAGCCGCGCGGTACAGCTCCTCGCGCTCTCGCATGGAGATCTTAGTGTTGCGCTGAACAGCTTTAGCTAGCGGGGAGAGCTCCGACGCATCACCGTGCATACGCTCGATTTTGCTCATGAGACTTTCAACCAGCTGTCGCGCAGCTCGGTCCAACTTGCGCTCTACAGCAGCTGCTTCGTTCGCTTCTTTCTTGGCTCTATCGTCCTCCTCTTTTTTGACTTTAGACCAATACTCTTTGCTGCGTTTCTCAGCTTCTTCCAGCGACTGCTGTTTAGCCCTGCGTTGCGCCACGATGGCGGCGGCTTTACGGTCGTCTTCCTCTTTGCCCGCCGCTGCAGCTAGCCGATTGATCTCAGCTTGTTTCTTCTTTTGCTCAAGTGCTTCAGCGTGACGTACGCGATCCTGCTCGGCTTTGCGTGCAATCTCCTCAGCTTGCCGCTGAGCAATCGGTTGGCGTACCAAATTTTCCTGCGCTATGCTGTGCTTGATCGTGTCGCATGCCTGTTTCAGCTTGCTGATGTTGGGGCACGCCTCAAGTGCTGCTCGGGTGAATCTCCCAATAGCCATGAGATGCAGCGCGTCTAAAGCGGCCACTACGGAATCCTCAGCTTTAACTTCTCGGCCTTTACCTCCACTTTTGGTACGCCCTAAAAACTCAGCTACCTTGAGCGCCGTATAAGGAACTACGGCGTCTTTGGCCGTAGTTACTCCCGGAGCATAACTAGGAGCATATCTCAGTGTTTCTTTGCGTACGTGTTTAGCGATGTTAAACGCGGGAATTGCTTCATTTACTAAGGCACTAACCACCGCTTTCACTGCCTCTACCATCGAAGCTGGGTTAGATTGATACGTCTCCCTGTTCTCGCTATCCATCGACTGAATCATCTGGGCATCCGTAAACTCCCGAACAATAAAGTTGGCCTCAGTCAAACCTGCTCGGATAGCTGCTGCTACACGATGGTGACCGTGAGCAAGTTCATACTCTCCTTGCTTGTTCTTTCGTACTACAACGTTATCCCAAAATGTTGTGCGATTGATAGATTCTATGAGTTCGAGGATTTTGTCTTCAATCAGCGGGTTGCTTTTAAGATCTCTGTAAGGGTTGGGGAGAATATCTTTAAGCTTTAAACGCATCTCGGTTCTCCTCTAAATATTTAGCACGTAACAACCATTTCTTGTTTGTCTTCTTGGAGACCTCTGTACTCAACGGCAGGTCGGCGGACGCTTTATTTAATTGGTGCAAACAACTGCGATTGTACTGAATTTGTCCATTGTCAAATACGAAAGCTAGCACATCAAAGTTTCGGCAATCCTCACTTTGTTTTAGGCTGGCTACTGGACCTTTGGGTGGCTGGTTTTTAGTGCCGTGACAATTCTCTCCCTTCACTTCAATGCACAATGTGCTGTTGTGCTTTTTTGCCACAAGGTCGCAGGATTCTTTGCCTGTAAATCCATGGAACACTTCAAAACCTCGCTGCATAAGGTCTGCGAGCACCTGAGCCTCGTGTAAGCCTCCTTTGAGCACCTTATCTCGCATTCGTCTCCTCTTCCTGAGCTTCCACAATGGTTAGCGTAGCTTTGATTGAGGTGAACCGCTTGCCGCGTACTTGCTTCAACAATGCGGCGAAGGCGCGGCTTATGGCCACCTTAGGGGAACTGCCGGTACCTCGGGCCTCTTTGTAGATGAAACCACCCTTGAGCTCAGGGAACTGAGCTTCAATAAAGACTCTCTTGGCCATCTGTGGCTCCTTTGGATTGTTTTTGACACTCCCCACGCCTGAAGGCGGGGGATTCTCGAACTACACACCCACTACAACAGGTATGTTTGCTTCGCCCAAAGGCGTTGCGTTCGATGGGAATGACCTTCCCAATATTACATCTGCCGCTGCTGTGTCCCTAAACGGCTGTAAATAATTATACAGTAATTCCGGGGCAAAGTCAACTATGCCCCAAAGGATTTGCCACAGCCGCACGTGCGCTTGGCGTTAGGGTTGTTAAATTTGAACCCGCTTGACTCCAGTGTCTCCACGTAGTCGATCTGCATCCCGTCCAGGTACATGGTTGAGATAGAATCTACGTACACCTTAAGCTCCCCATAACTGTGTACGCGATCCAGCGGTCCAGGCTCACCGGCATCCATCGACATGGCATAGTTCAGTCCGCTGCATCCACCGCCCTGAACAGCTAAGCGCAAAGCCTTAGACGTTGCTTCCCGTACAGCATGGAGCGCCTTGTTTTGAGCTGAATTTGTGAAAGTAATCATAAATGTCTCTCAGCTGCGAAGTTTACGAAGAAGTTCACTCTGTTTCCTCCAAGGCTTCTAGCTGCCTGTACGCAGTACGCTCGGCTCGCTCGTCTGCTTTACGTTCTGGAGCATATACAGGCACCGCTTGAGACTCTACTAGTTCGCTGATGACACGTGAGCTCGGGACATGCTGAGCGGACCTTCGCGCCCAGCGGTCTACCTCAGGTGTACGCTTCTGAATAACTCCATCCACCATCACATAGTAGCTCAATTGCCGTCCCACCTTTCACTGTAGACTCGAATACCTGTGGAGTACGCGCTGTACTTGCGGCCACAGCAATCGGCCTCCGCTGTAACGTCCATAGCCAGTCCCAAGTGAGCAGGGCTGGGCTGCTCCACCCACTTGAGCCGCTGATGGCACAGGGTGCACGTGAGCAAACTTAACTCATCAGGCCCAGGCACTGTCTGGTTTACTGCGTCATTTGGATGCTGCTGTTCCACGGTGTGCCTCCAGTTCCCTTTTGTACTGCCAGTACTCCAGGCTAAGTGCCGGATAGTTCAGGGCCATCTCCTCGCAGTATATCGCTGCCGCAATGCGGTCCCCTTTGAATCGCGAGAGGACCGCTAGCAATGACGGGCTCATTTACTCCTCCTTTAGTAAGCTCCTCTGAGCACAGCAATCGCTGTCGCTCGGTCTAGTACCATCTTCTTATTGTTGTTCTCGGCGTATGCCTTGCCACCGATTTGCGTGTTGGCCATGTCGATCAGCAGCTTCGCGTCCAGGCCTTTGTACTTCTCATCCTCTAGGAGCTCCCAAGCAATTTTGGGGTTCACCTTGAGCGGTATGGTTTGCTCCTCGGGCAACGCGCACATCTTACGTAGCAACTCCTCGTGCGCGTTGTCCTTGTACATCTGCATCAGTACTGCATTGACACTGCTCACCTTGAGATGTCCTCCTCAATCTTCTCCCACTCTTTAGCCCACCGCTCCTGGGGAGTGATCACAGGGGCTTCGTAGAACTTCAGCCAGTGCCAGCCAGCAGCGCCCAGCACAAACCCGCCAGCAACTAGCATACCGGCAAGTAGAAACATCGTAGCCACTTCTGATTCATCCATTAGCTGTCCCCCTATTTTACCGACAATTTGTTGATGGCCAAAGCGGCCTGTCCAGCAGTTAATCCTTGCTGCTTCTTACACGTTGAGCACACTGTACCGGCCACACCACTGCCGGGACATAGGCAAAAAAGGAAAGAGGTCTTCTTGGTCAGCTTAGCTAAGTACTTTTTAGCTGGGTCAGTCGCTGGGTTCTTGTGCCACGTCTCAGTACGCTTCATAAGCTTTACGCGGTCAGCACGGCAGCGCCGTACGACTTCGTCAGCTGTAGCAAAGGCCTCCTTGAGTGTAGTGAATATGCCAAGTTCACGATCACTGTTCGTGGTCGTAATGCTCAAGACATATTCTTCGAGCTCGTTCTGAACAATGTGCAGCTTCTCGTGCTGGAAATTCCAGTACTGTTTGGACTCCTTCACGAGCCTGTCCTCAGGCACTGATAGTATGTAAGATCCGTCAGCGGTGAGCATCCAGGTTAGCTCGGAGAGCTCCACCACCTCAGCGGTGTAGGGTTCAGCGAACATGTCGAGAGACTCCACGTAGACCTTAACCTTGCTCAGGTCTGTTAAATGCGTGAAGTCTACGCCGGGGTTCTTATCCTGCAGAGCTTCGATCTCGTCGATGGCGTCTGTGACTGACTTGCCTTGTAGATCGAAGTCAGCATTCAGGCCTACCAGGGACGGGAAAGTCACCAGTGAGCAGCGGCTGCTGTTGTCCACCACATCTATCACGTAGCAGTCGGTTTTGTGCAGGGCCAGCTTCGCCTTCAGAGCTTCAAGCAGGTTACCCGTGCCTTCTTCCAAGCGTGTCCCACGTCCAACTTCTTGGGTGTATTTGGATGCGCTCTTTGTCGGTGCAGCCAGGATGACACAGCGAACCTGCCATGCATCGAAGCCTTCAGTTAAGACTTGGCAGTTGAGCAGGACTTCGATGTGTCCGCTCTTGTACTTGGTCAGCTTCTCAGCGCGTAATGGGTCGTCTCCCCATACGGCTTCTGCCTTGACGTTAGTTGCACGGAACAGCTCAGCCATATCCTTGGCGTGCTGAATGTCCACAGTAAAACCAATTGTTGACCGTCTCTCGGCATACTCGTGCCACGCTTTCACCACCTGCTCATTACGCGTGACAGTGTTGACCGCTTCAGACAGTTGATCTTGCTGGTAATCACCTCCGGTGGATTTAACATCGCTCAGGTCGGTCTTGGTCTTAACCCTGAAGCCTTTGAGCGGGACTAACCACCCGTCCTTGATAGCCTGACGAATGGTGTACTTGTGCACAATTTTCTTGAACACACTCTTCAGCGAGATCACGTCCTCGTCATCCAGTGTGGTCAGTTCTTTCTTTTGATTGCGCGTGAGGTTCTTACGTTTCGGCGTAGCTGTCACACCCAGCAGGAGCTTCTTGCTTCCCGGCTGCAGTACACCGGAAGCCTGCAGCACGTTCATGTAAGTGCTGGCAATGCCGTGGTGTGCTTCGTCAATGACGATCTTATCGAAGCTGTCCCAGCTGAAGCGGTCCATACGTGTGGCACCTGTGCGACCAATACTGGCCACACAGGACACAATTACATCGCTATCCAGATCAGCGCGATGTGCAGCCATCTCCTTGCCTACCTTGAGCTCCGGGTTCCATAACTTCATGGACTTTATGGCTTGGTCGACAAGCTCTTCACGGTGCACTATGACCAGCGTACGACCAGGGAGTAAATGCTGCATCTTCGCAGGTAGGTTAGAGAACAATACAGTCTTTCCCGTGCCTGTAGCTGCTACAAGCAGTTGCTGTGTCGTGCCTTCGATGTAGTTCTTCAGCACAGCATTCAACTGGTCATTCTGATAAGGTCGCAACATGTTATCTCCTCAGACGTGCCATCGAAAGCGTTTCACGGCTTCACGCAACCGATGGCGGCTCTATCGTGTAAGTCTTGATCCCGTACGAACGTGGCATGCTCTTGCTTAGCCTTGTTTCGTTCCCAGCAATCGCGCTGGTTTTCTGTGTAGACTTTGGAGAAGCTTTCGAACTGTCCTCCCAGGGTGTGATCAGAGGTATGCCAGGAGAACACCCAGGTGTCTACCGCCTCTATTGACCTGCGGTATGAATAGATGTACGTGAAGTACACAGGGTTCGCTCCGACATGCACAGGTGCGCCTACATCTTTACGCAGACCTAAGCGCTTCAATAAACCATCGAGTTTGCTCACAGCTCCACCTCCGCATACTCAAGTTCGTTTAAGCATCTGAATGTCGTGCCTTCGAGCTCGCGCTGCCAGGACCGGTGATAGTGTCCGAACACCCAGAGCTTAGGCTGGTGTGCAGAGAACATCCTCTGCAAAGCGACCGCTGTGCGGGACTGAGTAGATCCCCACTTCTCAGGACGAAAGCCGCCATCAGTCAGCAGAGCTTCTCCTACCTTCTCTGGTGCTTCATGGCTGGCCACGATCTCCGGTTTCAACTTGATATACAGTTGGTAAGCATCTTCCAGAGCTTCGATGGATTGCTCCTCGTTAAACCACCAGGACTTCCCAGGTATACGGTACTGCCAGTCAATGGAGTAAGCTCCACCTACGACAAACACACCCTTCCACATACCGTGCTCATGGGTGTAGTTCCAATGCATCTGGCACTGCGAAGGATTGTCGTGGTTGCCTCGGATGAACCCAAAATCCTTGTTGTAGTTGGGCAGCTCCACCTTAGGGAAACCCAGGCCCATGTCACCCAACTGCAGGATAGGCCCTGTAGGCGCTCCTTCTTCCAGTCGGTGTAACAGTTTCTTCAGTTCATACATCTTACCGTGCACATCTCCTATAAAGGTCATTAGATCTCCTTTACTTGGTTGCGGGGCGGTTGGGGATGTTAGGCAGCGCGTTGTAGTCTGCCAGGGTAAACGGGCGAGTGCTGTGCTTGGCCTTAGGGAAAGCTTTGCGTGCGGCCTTGCGAGTTTTGTTCGAGTTTGCTTTGGTCATCTGAGGTTCTCCTTTGAATTTTAAATTAGGTTACATTTGACGGTGCCGTTGTGAGCAGGTGGCGTGGGACACGGAGTCAAGTCTGCAACTGATGCTGTAGGGGTAGTCTTGTTCACCTAGTGACCAATGGTTTGCGTCAAACTGCACAGGTGCGTCGAAGTCAGCATCCACCAAGTAGTAGTGCTTGTCACTCATCAGCGCGGGCGGCGGGAAGCAGTGCATCTCCATGTACTCACCGTAGAAGACACACGGTTTTGCTTCGCCTATAATCCACTGCTGACTGATGATGAGCGTGACGCGGTAGCGGGTCTTCGCGGCGGACGAGCACGCCGACAGGCACAGCGACAGTGCGATCAGGATTGTTGCGACATACGCCCGCAAGTATATGGTAGGTTCGGTAGTCTGTGTTTCCTTGTCCTGCACTAGCACTAGCTTTGCCATTATTCTGTCTCCTTTGGTTTGGGTGTGGGTCTAGTTATGTAGATCCATGTTGGTACAGCGGTGTAGAGAATGGTCAGGTAAACGCCAAGCACGATCAGAAACGTTTTCATACTACCTCCGATTAACGCGAGATGATGACAGGTGTCCAAGCGGCTGTGAAGGCCCACCCGATAAGCCAAAGTGCGACCACGATGGCTAGCAAAGGTTTAATCATACTGCCTCCTTGTGAACTGTATTGGGTGTTCTTTCTTGGGTGGCGCGGCCACCAGCGTCCATAAGGCGTGGCCATTAAAGGTTTCATGCTCCACACTGCAAGCGTAACCTTGGCTTTCTAGGCCGCGTTTCAAGTCTTCTAGTAAGTCTAAGCCTCGAAAACCAAACGTGTAGCGGTCAGTTTCCATGGTGTCACCTCGTGAGATCAATACCTAAGGCATGCGCGGCGATAACGTCGGCTTCAGTAGGTGTGAATAGCGTAGCGCGTGCTTCCGCTGTGTTGCGATTGAGTAGGCCACACTGCCGGAGATGCCCAGACAGTGAGCCACAGTATTCGCAGCGCTCACCCGCGTTTTGCGCGGCTAATACGTGTGCGTATCGATCAGTGAACTTCGCTCGATCAAACTCTTCTCGGTTCATCATTCCTCCTTTGTTTTCCATGGCTCCCTCCTATTTCTTGGTTGGCGTACCAATATTGCGACGGCTCACATGCTCAAAAAACTTTGAGGTGAACCAGAGAATTGAAATGTAGATACCAGCACCAAGAGCCGTTCGATGCCTTGTAGATGAACGGGAGATAGACCCTCTCTCTGCCATATTCGTCTTTGGATTCGTCGATCACTGCCGTTCCGCCAGTTGTTTCATGTCCGCCAAAGCTTCGTCGTCTGGCGCGTAAAAGTTGGGAACTTTTCCCAGTTTTGGGTCACTTGCGAGGTAAATTAGTGAGGCGGCCGCTGGCGTTCCCATACAAAACTCCATCGCTTTCCCGGCATCTCCCGCTAAGGCAACCACCCATCCCGCTCGGCAATGAGTAGTTTCACAAGTGTGCCAAGCGCTCATATCTAAGGCATTCGGCTTGGATGCCGCTTCGTAGATTGCTTTGTGAATGTCTGGAATCTTGGGGACTCCGCGCAGGCTGGCACCGCGCAGGTCGGCACCGCGCAGGTCGGCACCGCGCAGGTTGGCACCGCTCAGGTTGGCATCGCTCAGGTTGGCATCGCTCAGGTCGGCACCGCGCAGGTTGGCATCGCGCAGGTCGGCACCGCTCAGGTCGGCATCGCTCAGGTCGGCACCGCGCAGGCTGGCACCGCGCAGGTCGGCACCGCTCAGGTTGGCATCGCGCAGGTTGGCACCGCTCAGGTTGGCATCGCGCAGGTCGGCACCGCTCAGGTTGGCATCGCGCAGGTTGGCACCGCTTTTGTACCCTGTTTTGATTGCTGCGCCGAGTTGAATACTGATCGACTTGCCTGCAAACTCGGCATCTAGTTCGCAGGAGTATTGAATGTTTCCAGTCCATCGGTTCTTAATTTCAAAACGCACAGTGCTTCTCCTTTTTGGCCCTCAAGGCCCTCTCGATTATCCACGTGATCCTCCTAAGCCTCCTGAGGTCTAGTGAACGATACAGCCTTTACCCGTGTAGCGAATGTCGTTACCACTGATTACGCCTTTGTGAAAGTACTGCACGTATACCATAGTGTCCTCCAAAGAAAATAACGCGAAGATGAATGCGGTCATCCTCGCGCCTGCTAGTTGTCATCCATGACGAGCAGTTAGCCAGTGACACAATAGGTTGCTCACACTTTCGCGGTTCGCTTTGTTGTGTCACTGATAACTACTCTTGAACCAGAATAGGTTACTCGACTGAAGTAGGTTGCTCACGTTGCCGGTTCTCTTTTCTTCAGTGTTCGCTTTTTTCTAGGCCAAGGGCGTCGGTTCTTATAATTCGGCTTCTTTTCTATTCTGCCTGTCGAAGGCAACTAGGGCGAAGGTTGGTCCCCAGTGTATGGAAGTCTGGCCGCTTGCCAGTCCGCTCGTCCCACTCCGTACGCGGTCATCAGTCTTTAAACTGATATAGACCATGGATTGTGCTTGACTGAGCCGGATACTAGAGACTGCCACGGCTGCACCTCACCACACGTAACGGAATGCTACTTGCCCGTTCCACGCTATTGTGTGCACCTGTTGCCCCAGGCATCTCGAATGCCCCGCTTGCGCTTTCCCTTGGCAACTGCACCAGATTGTCAAATAACTGTCTCAGGTCAGGGTCGATACGGCATGACCACCGCGCCTTCGAACTGATATGAATATAGAATAGCATGGCCAAGCTGGGAATGCAACTTTAGTGTGATAGGCATGGCCCGTCTGTGCCATAGAGTCAAACCTATCATTCCTTAGGTGTGCCATAGCTCACAGCCTGTCGGTAGCTGATACATACGCATTACGTACGCTCGAATCCCGGGCCGCTAGGTTGAACAGACAGAGGAATAGCTACATAAGCCACCAGTAGCCACCAGGTGCTTGCGCAGCAACCAGGTGAGCCGAGGTGCACCGGCCGAGGTGCACCGTGCTTGCGCAGCAACCCGTAGGTACCTTGCCTATGCTTTGGTGTACCTCGACTATCCCTAAGCCGTCCCAGAGGCGCTAATGCGTTCATCGGTCAAGCACGGTTATTTGTCTC